AACACGCTCTAACATTAATAACCAAAAAGCTGTGCAAGTAGCATCTAAGGCGAAAGCGTTGGGTCGTGCGTACCAAGATAAAATGATTACTGGTACTGGCTCAAGCAACGAGCTAGATGGTCTACTTAACCTAGCATCAGCAGGTCAAAAAGTAGCAAGTGCAACTAACGGTTCTAACCTTTCATTCGCTAAAATGGATGAGTGCATGGACAAAGTTACAGACAAAGATGGTGAAATCGACTACATTATGATGAACGCTAGAACTATTCGTTCATACATGGCACTACTTAGAGCATTAGGTGGAGCAGGTATCGGTGAAACAGTTACTTTGCCAAGTGGAAAGACACTTCCTGCTTACAGAGGTGTTCCAATCTACCGCAATGACTACATCCCAGTAAACCAAACACAGGGTAATGTTTCAACAGCTACTTCTGTAATTATGGGTACTTTGGATGATGGTTCTATGATGCACGGTATCTCTGGACTAACTGCAAGTGGTTCAGCAGGTATACAAGTCGTAGAGGCAGGTATTTCTGAAACTAAAGATGAAACAATTACTCGTGTTAAGTGGTACAACGGTCTTGCTCTATTCTCTGACAAGGGATTAGCGTTAATGACAGGTATTCTCGACTAAGAGAGTTTTAATCTTATCCCCTGCTTTCGGGTGGGGGATTTACAGGAGTAATTATGTCTATAGATGCAACAGTAAATGGAGCTTCGTCTGACAGTTTTTGTACAGTTGCTGAAGCAGACACTTACTTTTCAAATAAATTATATTCTACAACTTGGGATGCAGGTTCAACAGCTGACAAGGAAAAGGCTTTAAAACAAGCAACAAGAATACTAGATGAAAAAATAGCTTGGACAGGTACAAGAGCAACAAGTACACAGGCTTTAGGTTGGGGAAGAACAGATGTATATTGGGATGGCATCTCTGTATCTTCAACAGCTATTCCAAAACAAATTATTAATGCAACCTCAGAATTTGCAGGGCATCTTCTTGAAAGTGATTTAACCGTTAATGCAGAAGGCAAAGGTCTTGACTCATTAAAAGTTGGTGACATTACTTTAGATTTTGACAAGACTGACACAGCAAGTGTTATGCCCGATATAGTGCAGGAAATGTTAAGAGGGTGGGGAACAATTTATGCTAGAGCGAAGTTTGGCTCTGTAGCAGTAGTGAGGTCGTAATGCCTTATAGAGCGACAATCCAAAACTTAGTTGAATCGGCTTTTGTTACTTTAGGTGACATAACCGAAACAATATCTTACAAACACAAAACATCAAGCAGTTACAATGTAGGTACAGGAGCCGTTGCAAATGCTGTAACAAACTACTCTGTTCCTGCTGTAATTAAATTTCTTGGTGGCGAAGTTGATGGGAACACAAAAGAAAAGGAATTTACAGGTGACTTGCAAGTTATGTTTGCTAGTAAAGATTTAAATTCGGGTTCGACAGAGCCTAACACAGCAGACACAATTGAATACGATAGTGAGATATATTCTATAAATAGCATTAAGTCGGATTCTGTTAAAGCATCATACACGCTTAACCTAGTGAGGCTTGGATGAGCGTTGCTACTTTTAATGCAGATTTAGATAAGTTCGCTAGATCTACTGGCTTAGAAATTGAAAAAGTAGTCCGTAAGATTGCTGTTGAAATTTACAAAGGCGTTACAGAAAAAACACCTGTCGATACTGGTAGAGCAAAAGCTAACTGGAATATTGGATATGGAAGCATTAACTTTACTATAACAAAAGACACACAATTTAGAATTATTAGTCCACCAAAAGGGTCGGGCAAAAGACCAATTTACATTACAAATCATTTACCGTATATTGGTGCATTAGAAGGTGGTTCTAGTACACAAGCACCAAATGGCATGGTTGATTTGACTATGCTACAAGTACAAAGGAGTATCAGAAATGTCGTTCGCTAGTGAAAGAGCTAACATTGAGGGAAGATTTAATACTAACTGGACAACAACTTCTATAGCTTGGGGTAATGTAGATATTGACACACCAAACAATGCTTCGTGGGTAAGGTTTAACATACTAAACGGAGATACTGAATATAGGGCAATAGATTATGCTAAACGATATAATGGTATAATAAATATACAAATATTTGTACCGATTAAGACAGGAACAAATGTAGCTAGAGGTTATGCAGATACAATTTCTGCAATCTTTGATTCAGTTAAATTCAATGATGTTTGTTGTGATGTAGCAAGTCTTACAACAGTAGGTACTGATGACAAATGGCATCAGATTAATGTAAATGTTCCTTATTGGAGAGATTCATGAGTAAAAACGATGTAAAATTATATCCACCTAATGGTGGTAAAGACTATGTAGTACCTCATCCTAGTAAGGTTGAGCAAATGAAAGAAAATGGTTGGGTTGAAAAACCTGTGAGTAAATCAAAGTCAAAGGAGAAATCAGATGGCGAATCATAAAGGCTCAGAGGGAGTCGTTAAAATAGGTACAAATCAAATTGCAGAGGTAAGAGATTGGAGTCTTTCTGAAACTGCTGAAACAATTGATGATACAGCAATGGGTGATACTGCAAGAACCAGAAAATCCTCTTTGACATCAGCAAGTGGTTCATTAAGTTGTTGGTGGGATGAAACAGACGCTAACGGACAAATTGCAATGCAAGCAGGAAGTGAAGTGGCATTGAAGCTATATCCCGAAGGTGCTGATAGTGGAGATTATTTTGCAAGTGTTACAGCAATTATTACTACGCAAGATGCAAGTGCTACAATGGATGGTATGGTAGAAGCGTCTTTTTCTTGGGAGTCTAATGGTGCTGTTACTTGGGCAACTGTGTAATGTATGAGTGTTCTTGATAACGCAAAATCCCACTTTGACAGCCTAGAAACAAAAGCTATTGAGGTGGAAGAATGGAGTACAGTTATATACGCTACTCCATTTACGATGGGCGAGAAAAAGAAACTCTGGAAACATGCTAAAGAAGATGATATTGAGTTTATGGTAAGAACCTTAATATTAAAGGCTTTAAATAAAGATGGCTCAAAGATGTTTTCTATTGAAGATAAGATTACATTAATGAATCATGTTGACCCAACGGTAATAGTACGAGTTGTAGGTGAAATATCGGTAGCAGACACTATTGATGAAATGTCGGGAAACTAATAAGCGATTCCGAGTTAAAAGGAAAGTATGAACTTGCGAATCGCTTACACAAGACTGTAGCAGAAATTGATGCGATAACAGTTGAGGAGTTTAACGGATGGATTGCCTACTTCCAATTAAAGGATAAAGATGGCAATTAATCAAATCGCAAACCTCGGAGTAAAAGTTGACCCACGAGGTGCAGTCACGGGTGCTAACAAAGCAAAACGAGCAATTACTGGTATTGGTAATTCTGCTCGTAATGTTAAAAATCGCATAATGTCTATGCAAGGTGCTTTGCTTGGACTTGGTGCTGGTGCGTTAATTAAGTCTATTATTACTACTGCTTCTGAAGTTGAAAGTTTACAAGTAAGATTAAAATTCTTAACAGGTAGTGCTGAAGATTCGGCAAAAGCGTTTGAAACAATGAACGAATTTGCTAAAAAAGTACCATTCTCACTAGAAGATATTGAAAAAGCATCACCATTACTACTTACAGTAGCTAAAGATGTAGACGAATTAAACGAATTACTAGAAATAACTGGCGACATCGCAGCCGTTTCTGGACTTTCTTTTGATAAAACAGCAGAACAATTACAAAGAGCAATGGCTAGTGGTATTTCTTCCGCAGATCTATTCCGTGAGCGTGGAGTTTCAGCCTTTTTAGGATTTGAAGCTGGTGTGTCAAAAACTGGTAAAGAAACAGCCAAGATTATTAAAAAAATGTTTCGAGAAGGCACGACAACAGCAAAAGGGGCAACTGAAGAATTAAAAGACACATACCAAGGTCAAGTGTCTATGATGCAAGACGCTTTTCGTGAACTAAAACTTGTTATTGCAGACGCAGGGGTTTTTGAATTAACAGCACAAGCAGTAAAAAATATAACCGATATATTAAAAGATGAAGAAACTCTAGCAAAAATGAAATCTTTCGGTGAAGGCATAACAACTATTGGTAAAGCAATGGGTTCAATGATTGGTGCTTTTATGGGTTTACCACCGTATGTAAGAGATGCTGGAATTATTCTAGCATTTTTAGGTGGCAAAAAAGTTAAATTAGCTGTTGCCACAGTCACAGCACTTTCTTTGGGTCTTGATAAAATACAAAGTGTTTTTGATGATTTAAGAAAAAAAGAGTCTTTTAATGTCGATGCTTTGTTTTTATCTAAAGAGGATAAAAATAAGCAACTTGCTGATTTACAAAATTTTGTACATGATTACACAAATAGCTTAAAAGCTGTTTTTGATATCAATGAGTTTTTAAGTGGCAGATTAGATATGGGTGAAGTTTTAGATATGACAGACAGGAGAGGACTTCCCGAACACTTACTTTTACTTTCAGAAAGGTCTGACTATGTTACACATAGTTTTCAAAGACTGAAACCTGCTACAGAGATTATGGGTGAAAAATTTGATGAGATGGCTCGAAAAACTGCTGAAGCAAATGAAAAAGTAAAAGAATTTTCTGACGGTCTAGCAGACAATATTGAAGATTCAATTATGCGAATGACACAAGGATTAATGTCATTTAAAGATGTTGTTAAAAATGTATTCCAATATGTAGCGATGCAAATGGTTAGAAATAATATAG